AAGATGATGAAGTGGTTGTCACATTATGGATGAAAGGACACGATGGCCTCTCAACCAGTTATCTGAACTTAGATATTGAAGATGCCGAAAAGTTAGGAAATCTTCTTCTCTTTCAATGCAAAGTAGCTCGCCGAACCAAAGAGAAAAAACGTCTTCTACTGAAACATTCTGAGCAAACAGCCGCAAATTGAGCGGCTTTATTTTTATGGAAATAGCCAAACTTTTTGAATCGTTTTTTGAATGTTCTGAGGCGTACAAAATAGTTGATCGTCTCAAACAGACAGTCCTAAATCAGAGCGAGAAGAATCATTTTTTTGAATACCTCGTTTCTAACAACGTAGATTTGAAAATCGACTTCCTGAGAGACCTGTTTCAATCCGAACATGGGGATAGGGATAAGTTCAAACAGGATTTCACACCTGATTCTATCGCCCAGATTATCGCCTCTCAGATGACGGATTCCGGGTCGGTTGCAGATATATGCAGCGGAACAGGAACCTTACTTATACAGATTCTGAACAAGTTTCCGGACGCGTTCTTACACGCTGAGGAACTTAGTGACCGTGCTATTCCCTTCCTTCTGACAAATCTGGCTATCCGGAACGCAGAGGCTGAAGTTCTTCATCTGGACGTTTTGACCAAAGAATTAAAAGCGGTTTATCGGCTCAGCAAAGGGGAACGATTTTCCACTATCACCGTCTCCTCCGATGAGCCAGAGTTCCGGACATTTGATTTCGTAGTGATGAATCCGCCCTACTCTGTGAAATGGACTCCAGTAAAAAGCGAAGAGAACAAGGCTTTCGGTCTTGCTCCAAAATCCTATGCAGACTTTCAGTTTGTGCTGCATGGCCTACATCATTTGCGTGATGCCGCGAAATTGATAGCCGTTCTTCCTCATGGAGTTTTATTCAGAGGAAACGGAGAAAAGACGGTCAGAGAGAATTTGATCCGAGCAGGGCTTCTGGAGTACGTGGTCGGCCTTCCGGACAAACTTTTCTTGAACACCTCAATTCCTGTTTGTTTGCTGGGACTGTGCAAACAAAACAACCGTGGGATCTTATTTGTTGACGCTTCTAAGTCCTTCAAGAAACGGTCAAAACAGAATGAAATGCTTGATGAGCATGTTCAGCTCGTCATTGAGGCAATCCGCTGCAGGAATTCAATCCAGGGCTTTTCGAGATTGGTTTCCACAAACGAATTAGAAGAGAACGATTTCAATCTCAATATTCCCCGATATGTTGACGGATTGGAGCAAGAAGAACCAGTCGACTTCGCAAACTCTGTCCGGGAACTGGTTCAGATAGACGACGAAATCAAACAGACGGAAAAGGAACTTCTTAGACAAATTAAAGAGCTAACCGGATTTAGCTATGAGGAAGCAATGGAGATTAATAAGTGGGAAAGACAATTATTAGGCCGCTCTCGGAGTGCGCCACGATCAAAAGAGCAAAAAAAGGACAACTCTACTCAGCTGGAACTATTTTGATTCCGATTTCCGGAGTAAGCAGAAACAATTGCGAAGTCAAAATTTTAAAAACTGATTCTCTAGTAGATGGGCGGTATGTTTGCGTGAATTCAAAAAACTATCCGCCATATTTTTTGTTCTCTGTCATCGAGTACAGCTTGCCCAACTTCCTAAGCCGTTATCTGCAGACTATCAATATCGCTTTTGAAGATATTGGACGGATGAAAATCAAAATCCCTACTGATGACCGGGTTATTTATCTGCTTGATAAATCCATGCAGGCAATGGATGAGAACCAAGAGCGCATAGAGAACCAGATCATTGAACTGCAAAAGATCAAGAACTTCTTCCTACAGAAAATGTTTCCAGAGACACAGACAAATAAGTGAAATCGCTTTAACAGAGGAATCAAAAATGAATGAACTGACGACTCTTCCGCCCCCGACATTAGAAATTATTGATGGTGTGCCCACCGTCCTGTCAACGGTCGTGGCGGATTATTTTGGATACCGCCATGACAATTTGCTCCAGATTATTAGAGGCCTGATCGCTCGAAATTCGGAGCTTTTATGTCTCCTATATTTTCAGGAGACAACCACAAGCCGTCCACATCCTAAAAATCCGGATGTCTTTATTGAGTCCCCAGCATTCAGAATGAATCAAACGGGCTTCAACATTCTGGCAATGAAGTTATCCGGAAAAAGAGCAGAACGATATCAAATCAGATTTGCCCAAGCCTTCGAAGCAGCAGTGAAGGCTTTACAGAACATCAATCTGTCGACGTATCAGAAGGCCCTACGACTAGAGGCAAAGTTCGACGAACGAAAACGGCAGATTAGTTTCTGTGCCTCTTCTCTCGCCAAATGGAAAGATGAAAAGAAAGTGATGCTTTTAAAAATGGACGAGTATCAAAAAAACGTTCAGATGTCTCTTCCTTTCGATTCAATCCTAATCGAAGTGCCGCACTAAATGAACAAATCAAAACTCAGAGCATCCGTTTCCCGGGTGCTCTTTTTTTATGGATAAAACAATGACAGAACCGATGGAATTTACAGAAGCCGTCTTCCAACAGGTGGTCGGTAAGTATCGAATCAGGGTTGAGTTCAGAAACTACTGGAGCCCTCCTATGGCATGTTGGGCTCAGGCATTCAAATCCTATTTTTGCGAAGCCTCTGATGTCTACATGGATGAATGCTACGACTATCCCTGGCGTCCTTTTATTCACTCTACAGGCTACTCAGACGACGGGAAACCAATCCCCATCACAAGGAAAGCAGCCGCGAAAGCCATCACCAATGCTTACAAGGAATTAACCCTGACACCGGAAGAACGACAGGCAAGGCGCGAACGATCAGAAAAGATCAAACAGGAAGTTAAAGAACGGCTTAGAAAACAAGGTCTGGTTAAATGAACTTACAAGAAAAGCTACAAGCTATTGCGAACCATTACGGCATGGACCTGCAGGCCATCAAACTGGCCGAAGAAGGCGCAGAACTGGCCGCTGCTACGTTGAAGAACGTCGGTCTCATGATTCAGCAAGAGAACGGTGAAGGCGGTGAATCCATCGCTCAAAAACGGACTGAGGCCATGGAAAAAACGGACGAAGAAATAGCTGACGTTCTCTTAGTGTCTCGGCAAATGGAGTATCTGTTGCTTGAGTCCCCGGAATATGACGAAAAAATCACTCGGCTAATGAACGAAAAAGCCGACCGCCAGTTATCAAGAATCAAGGAAGAAGCAAAATGAACATTACTAGAATCAGCCTGAAGCACACAACTGAAAACATTCAAATTCCCGAGTGGGCAAAGACCATCGTCATCCACGCAGACACCACGGCACCGTACTCGGAGAAAAAATTACAGCAAATATACGGGTTGTTTTTCAAAACTCTAGGTATCACCGATGAGTCAAGAAAAAAGTACACGCTTCGTTTTCACGTGAGATTCGCTCGTCCTGACAGTGATTACTACGTTGAGTTTGCTGACATGATCATCAATGACCGCGTGAGGTTCTGACAATGCCCAGGAACAAGAAACCTCGGAAAAAATTCACGTGTCGAAAGATTGAGATTCCGCGCATCTCCGAGGAACGCATTGATGTGATTATCGACACTATGACAAATGTCGGCTTCTCTGTTGAGCTTAAATTGCCCTATGGCAAATTTGATCGAGATGATATGAGAGCTCTGGCCGATTTCAGCAATCTAACCGGAGTGACTTTCAGTGAACTGGGGGAGGATCGT